AAAGACCTTAATAATGCTCGCTCACAATTAATTGATTTAAATGCTGTTCTTCTTATATTCATAAATGGTGTGTTACAAGAACCTGGTTCTTCATATACATTTGAAGGTGGTACAACATTTGAATTCGAGGAAGCACCAAGAGAAGAGGCAAAGGTTGATATATTCTTCTATAAGGGACAGGATGGAGTTGATGTAGATACTGCAGATATTCAACAAACAGTTAAAATTGGTGATGAGGTTAGATTATTCAAGCATGTTGTTGGAGTCTCTACTTCACAACAAGCAGAAAGAACAGTTAAAGAATTATTAGGTGCAAAACTTCTAGAGACTGACATTTATACTGGTGCAGGTATTGATGAAAAAAATATTAAACCACTTAGATGGACTAAACAAAAAGTTGATATCATCTTAGGTGGTAAGAAAATTGATAAATCAAGAGAAATACTTGAACCACAAATTTATCCAACTTCAAAAATTATTGGTGATTTTACATCAACATCAGGTCAAGGTAGTACAAACGGAATATTTGTAGATGATGCAGAAGTATTCTTCTATGAAAAAGGAGATCATTTAAGTGCAAGTAATCCTGATGAGACTGATGGCGATTATAATTTAGCATACAGCACTGTAGATGCTCTTGTAACTTCAGGTGAAATAAATGTTGGTGCATCTGCAACAGCGATTGTATCCTCTGCAGGGACTATCACATCTCTTAATATAACAAACGCAGGTTCTGGATATGCGAGTGCAACGATTAAAATAAGTGCACCACCTGTCATTGGAGTTGGAATTGGAAGCACAGCAACAGCTACTGCAACTATTACTAATGGCACAGTTACTTCAACATCAATCGTGAATCCAGGTTTAGGTTATTCAAATCTAACACCTCCACAAGTAATTATTGATTTACCACAATTTAAGACAGAAAAAGTTACTTCTATAGACAACGTAGAGGGATTCACTGGTATCATAACTGGTATTAGTACAACCACAGTAAGTGGTCAATCTGCACTTAAGTTCTTCTTCAGAGCAGATAAAGCTGCAAATTCACTATTAGTTGGTTATCCAGTGTTCATCAAGGATACAACGGTTGGAACTGGTATTACGTCTGTTGACACACATAATTCATCTATAGTAAGTATAGGGTCAACTTTCTTAGATAATATCTACAAAGTCCACGCAGTAACATCCACGGGTGAAAATGGTGAAATTACTTGCAATATTCTTAATGGTCAAACCACTGGAGTAGGAGCAGGATTAACAGGAAACTTTGATAATACTAAACCTGGCATCGCTACTCACTTAGGTCGAATCAGTTGGGGTAGATTATATAATGCATCAAGAAATAGTAGTCCTATTTCTATTGGAGTCACAGGATTAACAGTCAATACAGGATTGACAACATTCCCAACTATACAAAGAAAGAACTACACTGTAGCATCTCTAAGGGGTCTTAGATCATCAGGTGCAATCAGAGTGTTTGGACTTTGATTAAATTACCACTATAAATAAAAGGAAAAGAAAAGTTTAGATACAATGTCAGCGATTATTACTGATCAATTTAGAATTCTGAACGCAAACAACTTTGTTGAATCAGTAGAAAACACAAATAATTCTTACTATGTTTTCATAGGATTACCAAACCCTGCTGGAACTGGTTCCTTAGTTGGATACGGTAGATCATCTAATTGGAACTCAAGCACACCTGCACCAACAGATAGTTTTTCCTATCGTTCACATACTGGTGATACCATGATGTTTGGTAAAAAGATATCATCTGCAAATATTAGAAGAATTATAAGAAGGGTAGATTGGGTTGCTGGAAGTAGATATGAAATTTATAGAGATGATTATAGTGTAGAAAATCCAAGTCCATTAACACAAGCAAACAGATTATACGATGCGAACTACTACGTACTTAATTCCGACTTTAAAGTTTACGTTTGTATTGATAATGGATCGACAGGCTCTAACCCACTTGGAAATGTCTCCCAAGATGAACCAACCTTTACTGACTTGGAACCATCAAAAGCAGGAAACAGCGGTGACGGATATCTTTGGAAGTATCTTTTCACTGTTTCACCTAGTGATATTATTAAATTTGACTCAACTGAATTTATTACTGTCCCAAATAGTTGGGGGTCAAGTCAAGACTCACAAATAAGATCAGTTCGTGAAAATGGAGATTCAAATGTAAACCAAAATCAAATCAAACATGTATACATTGAAAATGCTGGTAGCGGATATGCAAATGGTTTAAGTCAAGAAGTTGACATTATTGGTGATGGTGAAGGAGCAAAGGCAAGAGTTGATGTTGTAAATGGTACGATAACTGATGTAACTGTAAGTGCTGGAGGTAAAGGATATAGTTATGGTATAGTTGATTTGGGAACTTTGAGTAGTGGTGTTAGTACATCTACTGGTCGTGCAAAATTAATTCCTATCATTCCACCAGGATTAGGACATGGTTCAGATGTTTATACTGAATTAGGAACTGATAGAGTTATAGTTTATGCTAGATTTGACGATTCAACAAAAGACTTTCCGATTGATACTAAATTTTCTCAAGTCGGAGTTGTAAAAAATCCTACGAAAGTAGGAACATCAGTAACATATACTGACAATACTTATTCATCATTACAAGCAGTCAAGTTTAATACAGTTACTGGTGTACCACAAGTAGGAGAGGAGATTAAACAAGTATTGACTGTTGCTCCAAATACAGGGAAAGTTTCAACTGGTTATATTGCATCATATGATTCAGAAACTAAAGTTTTGAAATATTTTAGAGATCGTTCCTTAAACTTTAATAGAACGACCTACGATCATACTGATTATGCTGGTATTTCAACTGCTGGTAGAATTTATGAATTTGAATCAGTAGTTGGTGCAAATAATATTGAAGGTAAATCTTCATTCTTTGCAGGTGCAATTTCTCGTGAGTTTTCTGGTATAACCACAAACCCCACTGGTAATAAATTAATTAACTTGGGAGTTAACTTTATTTCAGGACTGTCTAATTCTGAGATAAATAAAGGGTCAGGAGAAATAGTTTACTTAGATAATAGACCTTTGATAGTTAGAAACTCTCGTCAAAAAGAAGACATTAAAATCATACTCGAATTCTAAAAATGCCACAAAAGACTAATTTAAATATATCGCCTTATTATGATGATTTCGATAAGGCAGATAATTTTTACAAAATACTATTCAAACCTGGATATCCAGTACAGGCAAGAGAATTAACTGGTCTCCAGTCTCTATTACAAAATCAGGTAGAGTCTTTTGGTAAGCATATATTCAAAGAAGGTTCGATGGTTATACCTGGTGGTATCGAACTCGATAGGTCATATTTCTCAGCAAAAATAAACGAGACACATCTTGGCATTGATGTATCTGTATATTTAAGTAGTATAGTAGCATCAAATGGTGGTAAAGGATTAAGAGTTAGAGGTCAAACATCAGGTATTGTTGCAACAATTAAGAATTTTATACTACCTCCAGCAGAAGGTGTAGATAATATTACTATTTTTATTAAATATCAACAATCTGGCACTAGTGGTGAAAGCACCTCATTCCCTGATGGTGAAGTTTTAATATTAGAGGAACCACTTACTTATGGAAACACAACATTAACTATTGGTGAAACAGTTTTAACACTAGTATCTCAAGATGCAACTGCAACTGGTTGTGCGTTTGGATTAAATGAAGGTGTTTACTTCATGCGTGGTAGTTTTGTTGACGTACCATCATCACTTTTAATATTAGAACCATATTCAACTCTTCCATCATATAGAGTTGGTCTTGATATATCAGAAGAAGTTATAAACTCAAATGATGATTCATCATTATATGATAATGCAAAAGGTTTTACAAACTTTGCAGCACCAGGTGCAGATCGTTTTAAAATATCAGTAAAACTATCGAAAAAGGCATTAAATGATTATGAAGATACAAACTTTGTAGAATTGATGAGAGTAGATGCAGGAGAAGTTAAAAAACTTCAAAACTCTGCAACTTATAGTGAAATTAAAAAATATTTTGCAAAAAGAACATTTGATGAGTCTGGAAACTATGCTGTTGAACCATTCCGTGTCAATGTTCAAAATTCTTTAAATGATGAAATAGACTCTGGAGGACTCTTCACAGACGATAGAACAACTGACCAACAAAATGTACCTACTGATGATTTAATGTGTGTTAAACTGTCACCAGGTAAGGCATATGTAAGAGGATTTGACGTAGATATATCTGGAACAACTGTATTAGATGTTGAAAAACCAAGAGACACAAAAACTGTTGATTCCGCATCAATTCCATTTGAAATGGGAAGTGTTATTAAGGTTAATAATGTTTTAGGAACACCATATATTAATATAGGTGGAGATACTACAAATATAATACAATTATTCAATCAAAGAAGAAGTGGTGGTGTAGGTGGAACTGGTTTACAAATAGGAGAAGCAAGAGTTTATAGTTATTCTGCATCTAATGCACCATACACTGGACCTACAACAGAATATGATTTACATCTATATGATATTCAGACATTTACTATTTTAAAATGTAGTGCATTTTCGTCATCAAATGTTGTTCAAGGAGCAAGAGTTAGAGGTCTTAGTAGTGGAGCAATCGGTTATGCTGCAAAAAATTCCGATACGACTGGTGCAGAGGAAATTTGTTTATCACAAACAACTGGAACTTTTATTGTAGGAGAGCAATTAATTATAAATGAGAGATCTGTTGTTGCAGATGTATCAATTAAAGAAATAGTTGCATATGGTATAGACGATATAAAAAGTGTTTTTCAAGATGTCTCTACAATAACAGGTTCACCTGCTTTAGCAAGTGATTTTCTTGCTGATACTGTATTATATGATCGTATATTAAATGGTTTTTCACCTTCAGACCAAATAAATGTTGTAGGAACTGCTGCAACTGCAATAAATCGTAATTTTGCTGGTAAAGTTGGAATTAAAACAGATTCAATAATATCATTTACAGGTGTTGATTCAAGTGATCCTGTTTTTAATAGAGTTACTAATATATCAACTAATGGAAAAACACTTACATTATCTGCTATTGGTCTTGGTGTAACTGGCATTAATGTCGGTAATGCATTGTCAGTAAACAGCACTACAACAACTCCATTTAGAATTAAAGTCCCTAGAGTATTAAATCTTGATAAATCTGGTATATTTACAGAGTTACCAAGACCAAATATATCAAATGTTAATTTTGCAAATTCTAATTTAATAATTTCAAGACAGTTATTAAATCAATCAATTTCTGGTTCTTCAATCTCACTTTCATCACAGGTAGGATTAGATATAAGTTCTGGTATTACAAGTGCATTTTTTGAACCATTTGATTCAGAAAAATATTCAATTCATTATACAGACGGAAGTGTTGAACCTTTAACATCAGATCAAGTATCGATTACAAATGGTGGAAATAATATTTCATTTAATGGATTAACTAAATCCTCTGGTAATGCAACTGTTAATGTAACTCTTAAAAAATTAGGAATAACAAGTAAATCTAAAGATTATCTAAGAAGTCAGACACTTGAAGTAACAAGAACTCAAGGAGTTTCTACAGTTAATAATTCATTAACTTCTAGTAATGCATATGGATTAAGAATTGAAGATGAAGAAATATCATTAAATGTTCCTGATGTAGTAAAAATTATTGCTGTATTTGAATCTAAAAATACTGCAACACCTGTTTTAGATAAACTAACGTTTGTTTCGGGTCTAGGATTAGATACAAATACTATAGTTGGTGAAAAAATAAAGGGTCAAGATAGTCGTGCCATAGGTCAAATTGTAAGTCGCACTGCAAATACTGTTGATTTTGTATATTTGAATGATAGTGTTTTTACAATCGGTGAAGTTGTTAAATTTGAGGAATCTGCAATTGAAACTATACTGCAGGGTGTAACTGTTGGAAATTATGTAGATAGAACAAGTAACTATACTTTAGATAAGGGACATAAAGAACAGTATTGTGATTATTCTAGAATTGTAAGGAATTCTAAATCAGCTATCCCATCTAAAAAGTTATTGATAATATTTGATAAGTACCAAGTTGCAAGTGGAAATACAGGTGATTTATTCACTGTTAATTCATATACTAAAGAAAGATATACTAATGATATCCCATTTTTACCATCTGGAACTGGAGCATCAGATGTACTTGATTATCGTCCCAGAGTTAATACATTCACTCCATCTGGTGATAAATCTCCTTTTGCATTCATAAGTAGATCATTTGAATCAACAAATCCATTTGTAATTACACCCAATGAAAGTTCTCTTCTTGGATATAGTTATTATCTTGGTAGAATTGATAAGTTAGTAATAAACAAGAATGGTTTAGTACAAATTTATAAAGGTGAATCATCAGATAACCCTGCTCCTCCATCAAATATAAGTGATTCGATGGAGATAGCTGAAATTGATTTACCACCATATCTCTATGATCCTGTTAGAGAACCTCAAATAAGATTACGTGATAATCGTAGGTTTACGATGCGTGATATTGGTGCTTTAGAGAAGAGAATAGAAAATTTAGAAACATTAACATCATTAAGTGCACTTGAATTGGATACAAAAGCATTCCAAGTAAAAGATGCAGATGGATTGAACAGATTTAAAACAGGATTTGTTGTAAATGATTTTAAAGATAGATCATTTATTGACTTCAGTGTTGAAGGTGGTTCAAGTTGTGATGTTGATGTAGTAAATAAAGAACTTATAAGTGCTGTTGATTTCTGGTCAATGAATCCAGAACTTGCTTTAGATACAGGAATTGATATCTCATCTGCAGATGTTAACTCAAACTTACAGTTGTTAGATCCAAATTGTCAGAAAACAGGTGATTTAATTACTTTAAAATATGATGAAGTGGATTGGATAGAGAATCCTCATGCAACTGATGCTGTTAATGTAAACCCATTCAATGTATTAGTATTTTCAGGAAATGTTAAATTAGATCCACCATCTGATAATTGGTCTAGAACAATCTATATTAATAATAGTAGAACAGAGTCTACTGGTGCAAGATGGGTTGAAAGTTCAAATATTGTATCTGATAGAGAAGTAGGAAGAAGACATACCCATCACTTCAGTCAAGAACAAAAAGGTGATATGACTATCACCAGAAGAGGATCAATTAATAGAATTACAAGAAGAGTAGAAAGAGCATTTACGAATACACTTGTTGGACCTTCTCAAGAGCGTGATTATGTTGAAAGTACAAAAGTAAGTTCAAAAGCAGATCCATTTATGAGATCTCGTAATGTTATGTTTGCGACAAGTGGTTTGAAACCATTCACAAAACATTATCATTTCTTAGATAGTGGAATACCTGATATTGTTCCTAAATTAATTGAAATAACAATGTCCTCTGGTACATTCTCAGTATTTGAAGATATAAAGGTAGAGGTAAATGGAACTCAAATTGGTTTAATTAGGTCACAGAGTCCAAACCATAAATTTGGTGATAATGCAAGACCAGAAGTAGGTGCAGGATTAGGTTCACCTAGTGTTTTAGTTGAAACTTATCAAGTTGACATCTATGATAGAACAAGACCAGCACCATCAGAAACTTATTCTGCCACATCAAGATTATTTAACGTTGACTGTATAGGTCTAGCAAACTTAGAAAAGTATTTTGGTTATGTAGTTAAAGGTGCTAAATTAACTGGTGTATCAAGTGGTGCGATTGCGATAGTTGATAATATTGACTTAAACTCTGATAACTGGGGAGATTTAGTTGGATGTTTCTTCTTCCGAAATGCAAATACTACACCAAAACCACCTGTTGTATTTAATTCTGGAACACTGACCTTTAGAATTACAACTTCAAAAGAAAACGTAGTTATACCATTTACAGGTGATGCTCCATTAACAAGTACTGCTACTGGAACATTCTTAGGAACAGGTACAATTATTACACAAACAAATAATAATGTTCTTGTAAGAAACCCACCCAGACCTCCACAAAGAGCAAATCAAGTTGATATTACAACAGAGATTCAAAATAATATAAGAACAACAGTTGAGGTACAGGATGATGACCCATTAGCACAATCATTTACTGTTGATGGAACTGGTGCTTTCTTAACATCTTTTGATGTTTACTTTAGATCTAAAGACGATATTGCAAAATTACAAGTTCAATTAAGAACTACAGAACTTGGAGTTCCAACAAGTTTCCTTGTGCAAGACTTCTCAGCAGTTACTTTAAATCCTAGTCAAATCAATGTTTCAAATGATGCATCAATACCAACAACAATAAAATTCTCATCTCCTGTTTATCTTGAACCAGGTGAGATGTATGCATTAGTATTCTTATGCCCATCATCTGATAAGTATGAAATGTTCGTTGCAACTATGGGTGAGAAATCTATTAAGACAACTCAGTTACCCGATGTTCAAAATGTTGTTGTATCTAAACAATATCTTGGTGGTAGTTTGTACAAATCTCAGAATGGTACGATTTGGACTGCCAGCCAAAATCAAGATTTAACATTTAAACTTCGTAAAGCATCATTTGTACAAAGTGGTTCAACTACATTCTACAATACTCCAATTGCACCAGGTAATTTTAATACACAAGTATTAATTAATAATCCAATTCGTTCATTACCTCGAAAATTAAAAGTAACTATTGATGGTAGTGGTACAAGAACAAATGCTAATTTACCAATTGGTAGAAAAGTAAGTACAGGTGCTGCTGGTGATGCAGAAGATCAAAGTGTAACAGGAATTATTGAAGGACAAGGTTCCACCATTTCGACTGAAGAGGTTGTAACAGGTGGTTCAGGATATAGTATAAGTGGAACTGTCAGCACAGTTGCTTTAACTGGAAGTGGATCTGGTTGCACAGTAACTACTTCGATATCAGGTGGTGTAGTTACTGCTGTTGCAATTCAAAATGGAGGCACAGGTTATCAAGTTGGTGATGTACTAACTGTGGATAACAGTCATAGTGGTGTAGTTAGAGGTGCTGGATTAAAGTTTGTTGTCACAGCAATTAATGGTACATTTGATACCCTATATCTAACTGATGTTCAGGGTGAGAAATTTACAAATAATCAACCATTAGTTCAGTATGGTGCTGGTAATGATACTAGAGCAGTTATCACTAATGTCGCTGTAAATGGTGATTCAGTTGTAAATGGTGATTTGTTTACAGGAAATGTATTTGAAGTAACACAGTATAATCACGCACACCACGGAGCAACTAATAAAGTAGTTATTGAAAATGTGAAACCAGATACAATTATTGTTCCTTCCACATCATCATTGACTGCTGAAAGTACAACAGTGTCACTTGGTAACACTGCTCCATTCGCATCATTCTCTGGAATTGCAACAGATAGGGGAGAAGCACTTATTGAAGAAGAGATAGTTTCTTATGTAGTTGGTACAGGACAACTCACACTCACAAGAGGTGTATTAAATACCGTTGCTTTACCACATCCTGAAGGTGCAAGCATTCAAACTTATGAGGCAGCAGGAATTTCATTAGTTGGTATTAACACAACATTTACGGTTCCAACAAATGCTACACTTAAAAATTCATCAAATCTTGATAATTATTATCTTGAGGTAAATAGATCTGCTTTAGATCCATTAAATCAAAGAACAGAAAATTCATTATTATGTTTTAGAGATGAAAAAGCATTTGGTGCAAATGGTGCAAGAATTTCACAAAATCATCAGTACAGTTCATTCTCACCACAAATTAACTTCATAACACCAGGTACAACAACACAACTTAATACAACAGTAAGAACAATTAGTGGAACAAGTGCAGATGGTACAGAAGTATCTTTCATAGACCAAGGATTTGAAACAACATCATTAAATGAAACAACATTCTTCCCAACTCCAAGATTAATTGCATCGACGATTAATGAAGATAAATTAACATTCTTCCCCAAGCAAAAATCACTTGCTTTAAATGTAAATATGTCTACTGCTGATGAAAATCTATCACCTGTATTAGATACTAAGAATGCAACATTTATGTATGGAAGAAATAAAATTAATAATCCTATTGGTAGTGATAATTATGCAACAGACCCTCGCACAAATCAAATTCTGAATGATCCTCACGGTTCAGTGTTCATAACTGAGAAAGTTAATTTAGAACAACCAGCAACTTCATTAAAGGTTCTTGTTGGAGCGAGCGTTGAACCAGAAGCAGACTTTAGAGTATTCTATCGTTTATTTACTGCAGATTCTACTGAAGTAAATTCAACTTACAGACCATTTCCTGGTTACAAAAATATGATTGATACTGATGGTGATGGTTTTGGAGATGATGTAATTGATAATGCAAATAATGATGGTAGAGCAGATGCTTTTGTTGCACCTAATAATTTTGATGAGTTTTCTGAATATCAGTTCTCAGTGGATGATTTAGAGCAGTTTAGTGGATTTGTAATCAAAATTGTAATGACTTCAACAAATGAATCTGCACCAGTTAGATTAAAAGATTTTAGAGCAATTGCATTAGCATGATACCAGTTGAAGGACATAAAAATTTAGTTCGTGATGAAAAAACAAATGCCATCATTAATACAGATGATGCTGCATATGGTGATTATATGAATTCTCGTAGAATAAATTCTGATAAACAATTAGAACTAGATACTATGAAACAAGAGATTGAAACCCTTAAATCTATGTTAAATGACCTTGCTTCTAAGATAACGTCTTAGTAAATATAAATACTTTTTAGATCTGAATAAGCTAATTTAAATGGCAAATATTAAAGTCAGAGTTGGACAACAAAATGCCACAAAGGTGATTTCATCTCTGGCAGGTGCTCAAACTCTTTCACTTACAGAATTGGCTGATGTAAACGCTGGAACTTTACAAGATGGTATGGTTCTAGTTTTTAATGGTGTGACGAAAAAATTTGATACAACATTGGAGTTGACTCCAGGTGCATCACAGAACTTAGACATCAACGGGGGTAACTTTTAGTGGCTAGTATTATAAGAATCAAACGATCATCTGGTACCGCAAAACCAGCGAGTTTGAATTGGGGTGAAATGGCGTATGTGACTGGTGTAGGTCAATATGGTGGTACGAATCAATATAAAGACAGAGTATTTTTAGGAGATGACGGTACAAACGTTCATCCAGTCGCTGGTCATTATTACACATCTATGATGGAGCATACACCTGGTGCTTTAAATGGTGTAACAAACTCTAGAAATAGCGATGGTGGTATTGTAGCAATACTTGATAGTGATAGAAAGATAGATGTTTGGAATGTTGATAACTTAACTTTAGACACAAATACATTATCTTCATCAAATACTGATGGTGATTTAATCTTCAATCCAAATGGTGCTGGTGAAGTAATGATTCCCGATGACACCAAACTTGGATTTGGTGGAGGTGCAGATGGAACAGCAGCTTCTGATGCAACTATTGAATATGATGAGAATGGGACAGATGAATTAAGATTTGCTGGAGCAAATGTAAAATTTACTAGCACTAAAGTAACTGTCGATGACCAATTAATTGTTGGTGGTAATAGTTCTCTTGGTAATATCCGAATAGAAGATAATATAATTGCATCTCTTGCTGGTCAAGGAAATAAAATATTCATTGATCCATATCCAGATGGTTTAAGTAATGAAGGTGATGTTATCATTAAAGGTAACTTGCAAGTTGATGGTACAACAACTACAGTTAACTCAACTCAGACAACTGTTAATGACCCAATCATGATGGTTGGTGATACTACCAGTTCAAGAACTGTAATGACAGCAAGAAACACAGGTGCAACATCAATTGTGGTTGACCAAGTAACAGGTATCGCTGTTAATGATACTCTTTTACATTCAAGTTTCTCAGCAAGTGGTATTACAACAGTTACAGCAATTAATACTGGAACTAATACACTTACATTCCAAGGAACAACGATTGCTGGTATTAGTACACAGACTGAGATAACAGTTGTACACGCAACAGATACGAACACTGACCGTGGACTTGGATTTACTTATAATGTAGGAGTAGGAACTGCAAACTCAACTGATGGTTTCTTTGGACTAGATGATAGTTCAATTGCATCCAGCACTGCAGGAACAGGTAATCACGGTACTCACGGTGATAATAGTCGTAGATGGACATACGTTCCTGATGCAACTATCACAGCGAGTGTTGTTTCTGGTACAAAAGGTTTCTTAGATATTAAAGGTATCTATTATCAGTCAGGTAACTTTAATTCAGGCGGTGTAGTTTGGTTTGACAGTGAAGGTCTACAAAGATCTACAAACAATCCACAAACACCTGTTATTACTTCAAAGCAAGTATTAACTGCTATTACAAAAGTTACTTTAAGTTCTTTAAGTTCTGGTATCACAGTAGCAGTAGGTGACATTGTAAGACAAGATACAACTGGTGCCTATGGTGTTGTTGAAACTGCAGTATCGGGTGGTAATTCTGTAAATTTGATTGGTGTAGAGGGAACATTCAATACAAGTAATAATTTAAGAAGAGAAGGTCAGAGTGGTGCAATTGCAAACCTTTCATCCACACCAGGTGCTGCCACCAATGTCTATGTGAACAAACCACATTGGACTTCGACCCTAGATGGAGGTACTTTCTAAATGCAACAAAACAGTGAAGTAGATGTTAATGTATTAGTGAACTTATATCATACAAAACTAGCAGCAGCATTAAATCAAAACGTTCTTTTGGAGGCGAAACTCCAAACTCTAAAAAATGATTTTCAGAAAGAAAAAAATGAACTTTTAGAGCAACTCGCAAATCTCACGGAGAGTAATGGCAGTACCACAAAGTAGAGGACAACTTATAAACTTCGGTTTGCGTAAACTGGGATATCCTGTATTGGAGATTAATCTTGATACTGACCAGATACATGATGCACTTGATGATACAATTCAATTATATCAGGAACGTCATTATAATGGTATTGAGAGAATGTTTCTCAAATACAAAATTACACAAGAAGATTTAGATAGAGGTAGAGCACAGGGAACAGACGGAGTTGGAATAGTTACTACAACTGGTATATCAACTAACACTGCAGGTACTGTATCAAGTAATTTTTATGAAACTTCTAATTTTATATCAGTTCCAGACCACGTAATTGGTGTAAATAAAATTTTTAAGTTTGATACAAGTTCTATTTCAGGTGGAATGTTTAGTATTAAGTATCAATTATTTTTAAATGACTTGTATTATTTTAATTCAGTAGAATTATTGCAATTTGCGATGACAAAAACTTATCTAGAAGATATAGATTTTTTACTTACACCAGAAAAACAAATAAGATTTAATCAGAGACAAGACAGACTATATTTGGATATTGACTGGAATTCACAAACAAAAGATACTTTTATTATAATAGATTGTTTTCGTGCACTTGACCCTGAAGAATATAAGCAAGTTTACAATGATCCATTTGTAAAAAGATATTTTGTTGCATTGATGAAGAAACAATGGGGTATGAATCTGATTAAGTTTAGAGGAACAAAATTACCAGGTGGAATTGAATTAAATGGAAGAGAAATATATGATGATGGAGTTAGAGAATTAGAGGAACTCAGGTCAAGAATGATGATGGACTATGAGACACCTCCTCTAGACTTCATTGGGTGATGAATAATGGCATTAAATCCACATTTTTTACAAGGTTCTAGAGGTGAGCAAAGACTAGTACAAAGTTTAATTAACGAACACCTTAAAATTTATGGTGTTGAAGTTACTTTCATTCCTAGAAAATTTGTTAATCAAGAGACAATTATTGAAGAAGTTACAGCATCAAAATTTGATGATAATTTTTTAATAGAAGCATATGTAGATAATTATGATGGGTATGCAGGTGCTGGAGATGTATTAACTAAGTTTGGTATGAGTTTGAGAGATGAAGTAACTCTTACCATTTCTAAAGAAAGATTTGAAGAATTCATTGCACCTTTTATGGATGTTGATGAGGATATTGAATTATCTTCTCGACCTCGTGAGGGTGATTTAGTATTTTTTCCATTAGGTCAAAGATTATTTGAAATTAAATTTGTAGAACACGAAGAACCATTCTACCAATTAGGTAGTAACTATGTTTATAAACTTAAGTGCGAACTCTTTGAATATGAAGATGAAGTTATTGATACTTCAATTGATTTAATTGATACACAAGTTGCAGATGAAGGATATATTGCAGAACTTCAATTAGTTGGAGTTGGTAGGACTGCTCAAGCAACTGCGT